AGATAAGAATGAAGACATTCAAAATAATATAATGCAACTCATACCTGAAATAAGAAAATATTTTAGTTTTAATGGACTAAAAGCAGTAGGCGAACCGAAACGAATAAAAAGACCTTGGTTATCTATTATAAAACAATTAACCAAGACCAAATATAAAATGGAAAGTAAAGATTTACAACTTACCGAAAATGGAAAAATTATTAGAACCCACATTTACAAGTTTGAATTAATTTTATAAATGTTTTTATAATTTCAATTCATAATTTAAGATCATTTAATCTTTTGTGTGTTTCTAAAATCATTTTTTTTATCGCTTTATTGTCCTTCCTTATTTGTTCTACACCTATTTCATTTTTTATTTGTTCATAATTGTTTAGTAGGTAACCAATTGTTTTTTCGAAGTACGCAAGTTCTTGTGTTATCATATGATATTCACTCCAAAGTGTTCGCGACGCATTTGCAAAGTGTCCTTCATTTTTTAATTTAGTGAAAAACTCATCTGCTTCTTTTTTAAGTATGTCATATTGTGTTTTTATTTCATTATATGGTTTCCCGTGAGAAGTTTTTTTATTAATAGGTGTAATAATGTCAGTTAATGGCGTTAATTCAAGGGTTAATTCCTTTGTTAATATTTCGGTTAATTCATCTTTTGATATTTTGAAAAATTCTCTATTAGAATTTACACGATATTTTTTAAAATGCTCGTGAATTATTTTTTCCAGTGTAGATCCATTTGGTGTTTTAATTACAAATTCAACATTAAAAGGTGTTGGTAATCCTGATGTATGCAAATCATTTGCTCTTACACTAGGATGTTTCCTAGTCCAACCAATTTTTAACATATCAGGCTGAAAAGATGGATTCTACATACCATATACAAACTGATCTTTGGTTTCATTCATTTTCAAAAATGTATTGTTCAATTGATATTATAATTAAAATCAATTTTATAATATAATCAATTTTATAATTAATGCGTTAAACTACTTAAAATAAAAATATTTAGGAATAGTATATGGACTTCAAAGAAAAACCGCCTGACGACTTTTTCAAAGGAATTAAACTTTCTTTGAAATCTGTCTTGAAACATCCTGATATAAATACACCGAAAATAACGAATGCGGTTATTCAGTGCAATAAAATAGTTATTAATGTTTTATTATTTATGAAATTATATTTATTAGATTATTATAAAACGCAGAAGGTTTTACCTATCATAGATAAAGTATTTATTAATTCCTGTATGAAAATCTTGTGTAATGAAAAACCCCAAGGCAGACCACCAAAAAAAGAAATTAAAGAACTCAAAGATACATTAACCGCTTTTTACACCAAAGAATTCCAACCGCTGATCCAAAATGAACCACTTGAATATACACATATGAATACTATTTTAGATTATTTGACGATAGATATTCTTACGATGTATGAGAATAATATTAAACTACATTTCGTAGAATATGTGGAACGCTATGTGAATGTTGTTTGGAAGAAAAAGTTTTTAGTAAGTAAAATAAGAAAAATGAATATTAGCAAAAAGGAAAAAGATGGTAGAATTAATAAGTTATGTAATCAATTAAGAAAAATAAAAAACGATTTATTAAATGTTACCGAAGGTACGCAAACAGCACACAAATCACATCCATCATATCATAAGTGGATTACCGAACAAAAACAACATATTCTACCGATAAAAACATTCAAGAAGAATGTATATTATGATTTGCAATGTAGTCCAATGGACTATTTCCCCTGTATGATAAAAATGATGAAACAAGTAGAAGAGAAAGCACAAACCATTTGTAATGTCTTTCCAATGCGTAATGAAATCATACCAAAACATATACGTTTAGACACCACTACCTTAGTACATCTTTTAATGACAAAATCCCAAGGTAATAAAAGTGCTTATTTAACCGAAGGAAATTTGAAACGCAATGAAGATAAAATATGGAATTTCTTTTTTAGAACTGAGAGGAAATGTTTCCATAAAAAACATTACGTATTTCATCATATGATAGAAACCGACGGAATTAGTTGTTCTTTACTGTTATTACGCAAAGATTTAATTGGAAAGCGTCTGCCGACTATGAAAAAGGGTATAAATAATGAAGAATATATTGATGAAGTTAAAGATTATACCTCCTTACAAAATAAGAAAATTGTTGCGATAGACCCAGGCAAATGTGACTTAATTTATTGCGTAGATACGGATAATAAAGAAGCAAACACATTTCGTTATTCACAAGACCAACGCAGAAAAGAAACGAAGAAGAAAAAGTATGCGAAGATTCAATTAGAATTGAAACAAGAAAAAATACATGGTAAAACAATTATAGAATGGGAAACTGAATTATCCAAAATGAATAAAAAAACACTGGATATAACCAAGTTTAAAGCGTATATCCAAAAGAAAAGTGAAATAAATGGGAGGTTATCTGCTTTTTATGAAAAATATATTTTTAGAAAATTACGTTTGCAAAGTTATAGAAATACAAAAACCAGCGAACAAAGAATGCTTAATAATTTCAAACGCATTTTTGGTAATGAAAAAGAGGTAGTGGTTTGTTTTGGCGATTACGAACAGAAAAAACAAATGAAATACAAGGAAGCAACCAAAGGAAAAGGAATGCGAACCTTATTTAGAAAAGCAGGGTTTCAAACGTATTTAGTAGATGAGTTTAGAACCAGTTGTAAATGTTCTAAATGTGAAGGAGGTAGTTGTATAAAAAATATGGTAATGAAAAACCCCAGACCATATAGAAGTGGAAACGTTATTGTCCATGGACTGATTTGTTGTAAAAACGGATGCGGTTATTGGAATAGAGACGTGAATGGTGCAACAAATATCTACAAAATTGCTTCTAACGCAATAAATAATAAAGCAAGACCCAATTATTTATCCAGAAGCAATAATTTATCAGGTAATTTAGAAGAATTACCAAAACCAAAATTTACACGCTCTGTGATGAGCAAACCTTGTTAATTTATAATTTCACCAAAAGGTGCGGTTTTAAATCTTCAAGGGTGTAAACATATTTAAAGTTAGCTAACTATTAGATATGTTTTCTTTCATAAAATATGTTTTATTTGGCTTAGCACTACCTTTACATAATAGAACTGCTGCTCAAAATAGAGTAACCGAATTCAGAACAACCGATACTACAACTTTAACCACAACTTTAACCACAACTTTAAATAACTTACCCATAGTCGTGTTACATGGTATCGCTAGCGAGGCGGCGAATATGGATACGTTTGCCGAGTGGATAGAATGCGTCTTTCAACGAAAGGTCTATAATATAGAGATTGGGGATGGTGGAAAAACCAGCCTCTTGATGCCCTTAGATCAACAATTAGCGATTCTATGTGAGAACATTTATGCAGAGGAGGCCTTAGCCAGCGGTTTTGATTTTATCGGCGTGTCGCAAGGGGGATTATTAGCCAGGGGTTACGTAGAGCGGTGTAATAAATTTCCTGTCAGGAACCTCATTAATTTGGTGTCGCCAAATGGCGGCGTGGTTATACCGACAACGATTAATATGTATAAGCCTTTTTTTCAAGAGCACCTATCGCTCAGTGGTTATTGGCGCGATCCGACGGATTTGGTCAACTATTTACGAAATTGTTCCTATTTACCGGCACTGAATAACGAACGTTCGACTATATTTTCAGCTCAATACAAAGCGAATCTGTTAAGCGTCACAAATTATGTAGTCATTTGGTCACCGAATGACGAGGTCTTGACACCGCCCGAAAGTGGCAAGTTCAGTGTATTTGATGAGAATTATAATATTATCCCTTTGACTAAAACCGTGTTGTATAAAGAAGATTTAATAGGTCTACGAACACTGGCTGAACGCGCGCAGTTGGGTATTTATGAAACAAATTGTTCTCACGCGGATCACAATGATCCGGTGTGTTTTGATCAACTTTATGAGATTTTCAAGGTGTATTTGTGATTTTATTGCTAAACAATCTAAGATTTATAGGTTGGCATAAGTGTGGTTGTATTATTATCACAACAAGGGGTGCCATTGACGTTGTTATTTGCACGGCGTTTCAAGGCCCGGAACACCGAACGGTTTTTCGCCCCGACTTCGGCACCGACGACATATTTGGAATGTAAATTGAGATTTAAAGCATCAATGTTCATGAAAATAATACGGTGGGACATATATATATATACTTTAAAAAAACACTTTTGTACTAAAGCAACATCTTTTCTATAATAAACATTCTTTTATATTTTTTCTCTCCTGTTAATGTATAGCCATCAGCCACCCGTTTGGGTACCAATTTATAATTACACGAACGCAAGAGTTGCCTAATTAAATTCAATAAAGGCCATTTTTGTTTACAGGTGGCCGTGTCTTGTAAAGCCGTGAGGTAAGAAGAAGAAAAATGTTTTTTAAGTAGGGGAAACTCTGCGGTTTTCAAATGGTTATATTTTTCGGTATTAAGACAAGTTTCTTTAGATACTAACATTCCGTCTAAATCCGTCATTGAATTACACGGAATATTACAGGCGTTTAAAATATAGATGACCCGGTTGTATTTGGCGAGTAATTCGGCTTCAGCTCCTGCTTGCGTCATAACAGTTACACTTTATATGTATAAAAAATAAATACAATTTACGTATAAAGTTAATAGTATTTTTTGTGACATTTTTTTAAATTGCTTCGCTTACAAAAAGTGTTAAATACCAAACGCCGGAATCACATAAGCCCCCACGTCATTCAATGCCCATTTGGCAATGACAGCAGGATTTGCTATATTTGAAATAATGTCTTCCGGTTTATAAACATTATTGGTGTTGTCAATATAATAATTGATCCCTTTAATCTCTTGGACCCAAATTTCCACTTTCTTGGTTTGTTGCACAGAACTATCTACTTTGGTTTCAATACCATACGGTTGTCCTTTGATATGTGTCCCACAGAATGGCGTTTCCTCGTTTTTTTTACGCCGAGTACATTGAATCCCATCAGCAATTTTGGCAATGCATAAATCACAATGCGGTACGACATTCTTCGTCCTGGTGCGTTTTTGCAAATCTTCCTTATTTATTGACATGTTATTGTAATCGTAAATGAATTGGAGGAATTCGCTGGTTTTATCGGCGCTTTCTGTGTTGCTGGCGCTTTCTGTGTTGCTTGCGCTTTCTGTGTTGCTGGCGCTTTCTGTGTTGCTGGCGCTTTCTGTGTTGCTGGCGCTGTTAACGGTTGCATTATGCGTTTGAATCCATTCTTTGATGGATTGTTTAAAAAGTAATTGATGTTTTTCAAGCTTGACATTAATTTTGTTCTCCATTTCTATTGGGTTGTATAAAAGAAGGTTATTTAATGTCGCGCGTTTCAATTTTATTATAAAATTACCGAACCTGTATTTTCTATAGCTATCGTGTCATCATCCAACGATTCTTTCACGCTACTTTGTTCAGTGTCTGTAGGTATACATAGTATTGGTTTAATCGTGTGAATAATATTTGGTTTGTTTGTTGTCGCAGATAAAGTTCTGCTTGAATTAGGCGATGACCTAGATAAAATCGGTGTAATAGACTTTGACGGTATCCCATATAAAGTAGTCTCTGACTGGATAGGTCTAAATGCACTAGTAGTGTGCAAAGATTTATCGTGGGGCGAATTACTTTGGTACAATTCACTGTCATACCTAAGACTTTTATAAGAAACGCTTTTGCCTGATTCATTTTCACCGGATTCATTTTCACCGGATTCATTTTCGCCGGATTCATTTTCATCTATGTCATTTTCATCTATGTCATTTTCATCTAGTGAAATAATCTCATATTCATTGTCGCCATCGTTGTTATTGGTAGTAATGGTTGAATTCATATCATCAATCAAAGCTTTACTAATAGTGTATATACGGGTTATATACTTGGTGTGATGTTTATTTAAAGCGTCCATATACCGGATAAACATCATAATTTGCTCCGAAATTAATGCGCTTGTAAAACTCTGATAATGGACAATGTGCTCAATATTTATGCCACATTTATATTGCCGCGCGTTATTAATTTTTAATTCTTTATTTTTAACCTGTAAATACTCATCTACAGCTGTAATATATTTAATAATAATGGCTTGAATCTCTATGGTTAGTCCAAAGTCATAATTTATATTTTTATCTAAATCTTTGTAAATAGGAAACGTATTTTTATTGGTTAAGTTTACAGTTATTTTTATCTCGTTATGCACATAATCTGAAATGATTTTATAGAGTTTATAATATTCACAATAACAGCGATTAGTAATTATATTTAGTAGTTTTTGCATATTTTCATATTCGTATTCAATTAATTTACTTTGAAAATGAAACGCATCTAAACCAAAAGTATATTCTTTAACCGCATGATTTTTCACAATATCCATATAAATTTTATTTAACTCCAGTAATTTTTGTTTTATGTCTTGAAAAATAGTACAGGTGTTTAACCGAATTGTACGTATATGCGCAAAATCAGTTATGACAGTTGCGGTGCTTATTACATTTGCTGTGCTGCTATTCATATTTATATATATGAGGGAATGTTTCTTAAAGAAATTCGTTTATTTTAGAAAAATTATATATATAAGTATATGGAGACTTACGACGAAATTGATACACTGGTGGACGCTACCGGACACATACAATCACAGTCACAATCACTGCAGGCTTTTATAGAATGGACGCCCGAACATGAGACCATCCTGGTTGATTGGGCGGATAAAGCCCTCTGTTATCGTTGGTTACATTCCAAATCTCACAATAATTATTCACGACTCAATACCTGGTTTACAATCCCAGTGATTATCATGAGCACTTTAACCGGCACGGCAAATTTTGCTCAAAATCGGATTCCGCCCGCCTACGTGGATATTTTTACAGCCGTCGTAGGTGCAATTAATTTATTGGCAGGTATTCTCACCACTGTTCAGCAGTTTCTAAAAATAAGTGAATTAAATGAATCACATCGCGTCAGCTCTATCGCCTGGGGAAAGTTCAGTCGCAATATTAAAGTGGAATTGGCCAAATCGCCCCAAGAGCGGATGCCAGTTATTCAAATGCTGAAACATTCCAAGGAAGAGTTTGACCGTTTAACAGAAACCAGTCCGAACTTGTCCGAAAAAGTAATTAAACTTTTTTTGACGACTTTCTCAGGGGGTAACATTAAAACAAACGAACACGGAGAACCGATTGATCTAACGCCTAAACAATTGGCTTTTTCGGAATTAAATAAGCCGGAAATTTGCGATTCATTGGAAACCACCTTAAAATCAGTTTATAAACCTCGCTTAGATGATTTAAGTAATACAAAAGATCTGGCGAATATTACCCGCATTTTAACCGAAAAGAAAAAACGTAAACAAATTGAAGATGTGATTAAAAATTTTGAAACTGATAAGCATAGAGAACCCACGACGGAAGAAATCATTAATAATTTAGATGATGGCACTGTATCAGTGACAACTATACAAAATGTATTGTCTAGTATTCGCACGTCTAAACAGCAAGCATTTGAAAATGCGCATTCCGATGCTTAAAACAGATTACTGCCTTTATTAGAGGGCAATACCATAAAAAATATTATTAAAGCAATCAACCACAATAAATAATTGCCGTAGGTGGCGAAATCAATGCCGAGGAAATTGAACAACACTGATAAAATATATGTTAAGACTATAATACCGATTATAGTGTAAAGTATAGATAAGAGAGACATTTCCTTATATACACTTTTTAAGAAAAAGTGTGGCAAAAATACACTTTTTAAGAAAAAGTCTGGCAAAAATACACTTTTTAAGAAAAAGTGTGGCAAAAATACACTTTTTAAGAAAAGGTTAGACCAAAAACTACATTACACTACCGGTCTAAATACTTCAGGTTTGTACTCTAGTAAACCTGTTTCTAATAGAGTATCGTCATCTAATATATTATCATGACTCAGACTATATTCAGTAGACCAAGTCAGTTCTTTATGTCTATAATTATAATCATTATAAAGTTCAATACATTTATAATAACTAATAAATAAAGACGCAAATACAGTGACACAGTTATTTATTAGCATTTGTAAACTCTCAATATTGATGGAATAAACCATCCAAATAAAGTTGCCAATAATGCGCAAAAAAATAAACCACGTACTGAAATCCTTGGTGGATTTGGTTTGATAAGTGCGGACCATTTGGGGAATATTATATACAATATTTATGATATTGGCGATGATTAAAAAACCATTCATTGTATCGGAAACGTGAGGGTCTAAGATTGTTAATTGCATTTTAGATTACAATACACTACACTACACTTTTAGAAAAAGTGTGGCGAAATAACACACTTTTTCTAAAAGTGTGGCAAAACCTCCTTGTACGTACGTTGTATTATCTTACACTTTTGGCAAAAGTGTCGCAAAACCTCTTAGTTGCAAATCAACCCAACATAACCCAACATACATTTGTGCAAATCAAGCCAACGTACGTACAATGGGGTTTTGCGACACTTTTGCCAAAAGTGTATTTTGCCAAAAGTGTGATTAGGCTACATTCCCCGTTTTATAATAGTCACTCCAAGATTTGGGCGGTTTTTTGGTGCCACCATCATAAAGGACTGCAAATCTATTATCAATAGCCCATTTACTTAATTCAACGCCCTGCTCCGTATACACATTCGCTAAAATTCGCCCATATTTATCAAGTGAAGTATTTGTCAAGCTGACATTTTTATTTAAAATTAAATCGGAAAGGGTTTTTTGTGCTAAATGCGCGATGGATTTTTCGGCTTCATTTTTGGTTTTCATTTCCGGTGTATCAATGCCCAGTAATCTAACGTGAAATCTATACATTATATTGCTTTCATTTACTTCTGATAAATAAGGCACTTTAGAAGCAATCGTAATAGTGTCACAATCGTAGACTTTTATAACCTTGCCTTCGGTGACAAGAGGCACGAACTCGGTGGTATTTTTCCAAGTGGCGTCGGCGAGTGAAATGTCCATTATTAGAATATAAACACTTTTATTCTTTATATGATTTTTTATAACATAATAATAATCCTTTTACATAATAACCGCTTGATGAATGTTTTCAGCTGTTACAACTTGGTTCGTATCCACAAAATAATATTCTAGCGGCACTTGTTGTTCATAATCCCGTAAAGCAATCAGTGGATTGGTTGTGATGGTCTTGGCATCGTCAATTTTTATAGGATGTTGTCCGATCCGGATGGAGTTAAAATGCGCGATCCATTTTGCACCGTTATCCCGTAGTTTCAACATAGCGTTGACAAAGGGATTTTTTGCCGCGAGTTCTTGACTGATTTGCGAGTCATCCGCCTTATCCGTGATGCGACCCAAAAGCATTTGAGTTTTCCCAGGAAAGAGCGCAAAGCGAACCAGGCCGCCCTTTTTATACCGGCCAGCATCATCTACCGTGATATATTCCTCACCGATTTTGATGGGTTTCGCTTGGTTGTTCCAAAAGGCATTACGCATAGCATGGGTATAATTACTAAAATAATAAAAAGGGCCGAAGGAGGCATAAGGGGTTTCACGACTTAATCCCAAAGAAGCGACGGCGGCGATTTTCTTATAATAATTGCCATAATAGCCAATTTCCGGGGTTTCATAGGCTTTGCCGTTCGCAGCAGAGAGAAGCCCTAAAGTATGGTGTTTAGTCAGAAAAGTCGTCGTCAGTGGATGGATAGGAAAATTCAAGACTTCTTTGTTATTGATAATCTCTGCTGGCAAGACCCACCACCACTCGTTGGTATAAGCTCCTTTTTCAATAAGGGACTTATTGGTTTTTATAAGGTGTGTATCTTCGGTTAGATTGTGTTCTTCATATTCTAATAACACTATTAGCCCGTCGTCTGTTGCCTCTTCAATAAAGCCTTTATATTTTATTTTGGCTTGTACATCAATGAAAATTTGTCTAAATTCAGTCAGGACATATTCCCTCAGATCGGAGCCCTTATAGCCATTTAACTCCGGAAATCCCAACGTATTAGTCGCGTCTTTATAAAGCAAAAACAAGATAAAAGGATATAATTCTTGTGAATTAACTTTATAAGTACAGACACGAATGTGTTTGTATTGTTTTTTGGGTATGGTTTGAGGCAAAGTAGCGACAAAGCGATTTGTAAAGGTAGTTTTAGGTTTATTGGGAATTAAGTCCGGTTCTGTATCTGTGTCTATGCTTGTATCTGTGTCTGTGCTTGTATCTGTGTCTGTGCTTGTATCTGTGTCTGTGCTTGTATCTGTGTCTGTGCTTGTATCTGCGTGTCCGCTTGTATCTGCGTGTCCGTTTTTTTTTATATATTTTTTTTTCATAAATTTGAATTTTTCAGCTAATCGTAATTTATTGTGATTGCTCAGCATATACATACTTTTAGAAAAAGTATGGCAAAATTATACTTTTAGAAAAAGTATGGCAAAATTATACTTTTAGAAAAAGTACAAGTGTAACAGATATGGCAAAATTATACTTTTAGAAAAAGTACAAGTGTAACAGATATGGCAAAATTATACTTTTAGAAAAAGTACAAGTGT